TTTAGCATCTTTTAATGTTGAAGCTTCGACAACGAGATGTTCTCCACCAACATATTTAACAATATATTCATACATTGTTATTGGTTTACTACTATCATACATCAAAAGACCATTTTGTGATTGAACTTTATAATATATTTTAGTCATTATTTATCTTCATGTTTCATTTCTAAATATTCATCATATGCTTGCATTATACCTTCTTCGTCTTCCATTCCCATTATTTCCATCCTTTTTACAATAACAATCGTATCATTGCATTTTGTACAACATCTACCAGCATTGATTGGTTCAGCGTTATGTCCTTCTGTCCAGTATACTATGTTGGTATTCTTAGTTATCTGCTCATCTATCTTTTCTTTGCAAATAGAACAGTTAAGAGTTACCTTTTTCATTGGGTTATCTTTACTACACTTCATTTGATGCATCCTCATTTTCATCTATATCATCAATCATAGCAATTAAGTATTGACGAGTGTATTTTAATTCTTGGTTATGCTCCATCATGTTTTTTAATGCTTCATGCGGTTTTGAGCCACGACCAATCATATATATGAATAATTCTAAGTCTGTTATGGATATTGTTTTATACTTCATCATCTTCTCCCATAGATTTAACATCTTCCTCGATTTTATCTTCAAATTTGTTCCACTCATCATTATAAACAAATGGTAATTCGGAGCTTGATATAAAAATATGGCATCTACATAACTTTTGAAGTTTAATATGTATTTCAGCCATTTCTAGTGGATGTTGAAATTTAAATGTCATCGGGTCTCTACCAACAAATGTTATTATCATTCTATTGGTGTCAAATATTTCAATAGTGGATGCATATTTAATGTTATACATGCCTCCTTGAATACATATCCACGGTGATTGTTTAGTTGTCATGACTGTCTCCTTTTTTTTGCAATATTAACCTTGTTCTATACTGCTCAACATCTTTATCTTTTATGTTCTTAATCATTCTTAAGAAATTACTATAAGGTATTGTGCCAGTTGAGAACATATAATCAAACAACAGGTTATAATGAGTCTCGAGCTCATCAAGTTTAGTCTTTTCCATCATGAGTCTCCCTGTACTTTAGCTATTTGAGCAAATACATTTTCAGCTGTTCTAACCCCATACTCTAACTCAATGAAGACAGCAGTTTGGTTGCCCATAATACTATACAATTTGTTCTTTATTTGTTTAAGAACTTCATCATAAGGACATGTTATCCTTACTCTGCGACCATTATCCATAGTGAACATGGTTTGGTCATACTCTTCTGACCTGAAGTAAGACACATTATCAAGATTGATTGTGTAAGTGTGAGATTGAATTATGATTGTCATTGGTTTCTCCTTTTAGATATAACAACACGCAAACCATTCTTGGTTAGATATGTTATTACTTTAGATGTTTCAGATAATATTTTGCCATAAGACATACAATGCTTTATTAAAATAGTTATAGGTGTCATAGTTACTCCATGATTATTAAGGTTATTGCCCAAGTTAATACAAAAGTGATACATAAAGTGTGTGTGAGCTTGCATTGCTTTATACACCTGATATACCCACGTTACGTGATATATTCTGCTTTATTACAACACAAGCCCAACAACACACAACAAAAGGGGTGTTAACCCCTCACCTAGGTAAGGCTACCGGGGTTCACTGGGGTGGCATCTGGGTCTTCCCATACTAACTTCCAGCCATTAGCTACACATATAGTGTTAAGGAACTGAAGATGCGCTACACCTTTACGTACTATGTCATTCTGACTAGGTATAGAACCAATGAATCGGTTATACCCACGCTTAACATCAGCCTTAGCATGTGCAGCCATCATGTCACGCCACGTCTTCGCAGCACTTTCCTTCACCTCTTCATGTGTGAATTGCTCAGTCATAATAGACTCCTTTGTTTATTGTTAATAGATTCTAATATATTTATATATAATCAAAAATAACGTAAATTCGTTTTACGAAAACCCCCGATAGGGGGGTATATAGGTAAAAAAGGTTGAATATCAAAATGGTGTATTTTTTTTTAGGAAATGACTTGGTCAAATAGTAGTTTCATTATACTTGACAAGTATTTAAATTAATGGGTGGTAGGGAGGGAATAAATAAAGGGGTGAATATTTTAATGGGAAAAAATCGAACATTACGTGATGGAAAAAATAGAAAATTTTTGGCCAAAGTTGGCAATATCGTGGTTAGTAGCCGTGTTCGTTATAATGCCGATTCGACATGTGTCTCCCCTATTGTTCAATTTAATATGTGTAGTTCTTCTTTGGGTGGCGATATACAAGTTAACTATGCAAAAAAGTAAATAAAGTCTTATATTCTACAATGGCAGAAGTAATAAAAGAATTGTTGGAGTTTTCAATTAAAGAACAGGAGATAGCTTTAAAGAGTTTATCTAATGATTGTAATCCAATAGAAATAAATGGAGAAGTGTTTATTATCCCAAAAGAAGTAAATGAATTAATAGACAATCTTTTTTTACAATTACAAGATTTGAAATTTGGAAAAGAAATCAATAAAGGGTAAAGCTCATTATGTCTACGATGACATAGATGAGTTTAAGGCTCATCATCCAAATAGGGTAGTAAAACCAGACTGGCGTGATTCTGATGAGGGTGATTGGGTATTCAGTGATGATGGTAGGATAGTCCAATTACTAAAAGTTAGCAAATCAGTTAAACATCCAAATGATAGGAAGAATTATACATATGCTAAAGGTTGGGTTAGGACAATAGTAGGTAGTTTCATTAATAGATATACTACAAAGATGGATACGGATTTTAGTTCCCATCCAAATAGATATACATTTAGTAAGAGTATAAATAATACAGGCAGAAGAGTTAAGGAAAGAAAGAATGTAACGAGGAAAGAAAGAGAATTCGCAACAAATATAGTAGTAGGAATGGGAGCGGTAGACGCATATAAGAAAGCATATAGTGAATTGTCAAGTAACAGTGCAAGAAAAAAAGCGACTATATTATTAAAACAGGAGAGAGTTATGAAAGAAATAGAAAAATCAGTACTAGACATAGCGAAGAGTCTTGGGATTGACCATGAATATGTTCTTAGTAAGTTAAAAAATCTTGCAGATTATAGTGAAGATGATAATATCATACTTCAGTCTACAAAAGAATTAGGTAAGATAGTTGGGACTGCAGGAAATACAGTAAAACAAAAAGATGTAGGGTTGCTTGGAGTATTTCAAGGATTCTCTCCAGATGAAATTGAAGGAGCCACAAGAGATAATAAACAAATTACGTCAATATCTTTGGAGGACAAATAATGGTTTGCCCTCGATGTACATCAATGTATACAAAAAAAGATGGGAAACGAGCTGGTAAAGATAAGATTAATCAAAGATATAAGTGTCATTCATGTAAATCTAGTTTTTCCATACCAATAGATACTGAAGTAAAAGAATATAATCTATTAGTAGAACCAGGACATATTTTTTCTTATAAGTCAAAAGAGATTATCAGAGTACATTGTCTTACAGATATTCATGTAGGTGCTCATGAGTTTGATTTAAAGAAGTTTTCAGAAGCTGTATCTACTATTTCTAAAGACCCAAATGCTGTGTGGTTTGGTAATGGTGATTTATTAGAATTGATACCTCCAAACTATAAAATATCACAAAGAGGACAATCAGTTTCACCTGATGAGCAATATTTAGCTTTTTTACAATTAGTAGCTCCTATAAAAGATAAATGCTTATTTATTCGTGGGGGTAATCATGATTTTCTTCGTAGCTTTAATATACTGGATTTTGATGTTTGCAGGACTTTAGCTGCTGAGATGAACGTTCCTTACTTTAAATACCCAGGCTATTCACGAATAACTGTTAAAGATAAGGATTGGTATCTTGTTAGTGGACATGGAAAAAGTGGTGCGAAAAATGGTGACCTTGAGTTGGACAAACTTGCAGCTGTCTATTCAGAAGGGGATGTTTTTTTACTTGGGCATAATCACCAACTCTATGCTAAACCAGTGGATTCGATTATGGTTGATGGCGATGAAGAAGCTCTTAAGCGTCGTTGGTATGTAAGAGGAGGTTCATTTTTAAGATATGCTGAGTATGCAAGATATTCTATGTACCCAATTGTAAGAACGGGATGGATTACAATGGAGTTTACAAAAGATAGTGTAAAATGTTGGGAGAATTAATCAAAAATGATATATGGAGGAAGATATTTAGTATTATGGAAAAAAGCTAAAAATGATAAGACTGATGCTTTGATGAGGTCTTTTGATACTACGATAGAAGCTAAATCATATATTCAAGGGTTTGTAGAAGCTATTGTTTCTTTTACTAAAGATGCTCAAGAAGATAAATTATTAGATGAGTTTAAAATAGAGGAAGTAAATTGAAAAAGAAAAAAGTTTATTCCAAACATGATTTAAAAAGA